GAAGATCTTCTGAAATTTTAAGAGATGAATTAATGTTCTCAAAATTTGTTGGTCGTTTAAGAAAGAGATTTGCAAACCTTTTTAATGATATTCTTCGTACCCAATTATTATTGAAGAACATAGTTTCCCCAGAAGATTGGGAAAAAATGAGTGATCATATTCAATATGATTTCTTATATGACAATCATTTTTCAGAACTAAAAGAAGCAGAACTATTAACTAATAGATTAACTCTTGCAACTACTATTGAACCATATATTGGTAAGTATTATTCGACAGAATATGTTAGAAAGAAAATTCTTCGTCAAACTGATTCTGAAATTATCGAAATCGATCTTCAAATTGAGGATGAAATTTCCAAGGGTATTTTACCAGATCCAAATGCCCCTGTCGATGAAATGGGAAATCCACTACCTCCAGCAGGTGAAGAGGGTGCAGGGCAGGCAATTGAACAAGGTGCGGGTGGTGAAGTTCCAATAGAACCAACCATAAATGCCTCAACAGTAGAGATACCAGAACCTAAGGGTGGAAAAATATAAATAACCTTATAATAATAAAACAATTTTTATGGAAGAACTTATCGATTTGATTGCAACTGATGGATCTCCATCTAATGTTTCTGATGCGATTAAACAATTACTTTATGCTAAGTCATCAGAAAAAATAGATTCTATTAGACCAGAAGTTGCATCAGTGATGTTTGGTGATTCAGATCAAGAAGGAGACAATGAATAATGGCAATAAAAATAGTTCAAAATGTAAATAGAATTTCTCCCACAGTTTCTGTTGCAGCAACTAGTAACCCAATTGCTTTGAAAAGTGGATATATTAGAGTTGCTGCGGGGTTGACCGCCGTTTATGTTGAAACAGGTGGAAATCCTACCGTAACTAACAATTCTTTTTATATTTCTCCTTTCGGAAATGAAGTATTAAAAGAAAGAATTGCTAGACAAAAAATTGCGGGAATTACGACTGGATCATCCACAGTTATTACATTTCCAAATAATGCAGGTAATCCTTTTATTATTGGAGATTATGTAACTATTGAAAATGCACAACCAGCAGGAATAAATACTGTTCATCAATTAGTAACTGACTTAACAGAAACCACTTTAACAATATCTGCAGATACATCATCTGTTGTTGGAGTAATTACTGTTACTGATGCAACAGTGTCAAGGAGTGTTAAAGTCGCCGCTCTTGCAGATAACGCAGCAACAAACTTATCAATCACAGAAGTAGTTCAACTAGTTTCCGAATAAAATGAAACTCATCACCGAAGAAGTACAAAAAGTAGAATTTATTACCGAAGGTAAGGGTTCTTCTCAAAAATGCTACATTAAAGGCATTTTCTTACAAGCAGAACAAATTAACAGAAACGGTAGAATGTATCCTCTTTCAATTATGGAAAGAGAAGTGAACAGGTATAATGAAAACTTTGTTCAGAAAGGACGTGCTCTTGGAGAACTTGGTCACCCAGATGGACCAACAGTAAACCTTGATAGGGTTTCTCATAAAATTTGTGAACTTTACAAAGATGGTAATAACTTTATTGGTAAAGCACAAATTCTTGAAACTCCAATGGGAAAAATTGCATCTTCTTTAATTAAAGAAGGTGTTTGTCTGGGAGTTTCTTCCCGTGGTGTTGGATCGCTTAAAGTAACTAATGAAGGTCATAAAATCGTTGGTGAAGATTTTATGTTAGCAACTGCTGCTGATATTGTAGCAGATCCTTCTGCTCCTGATGCTTTTGTTCAGGGAATTATGGAAGGAAAAGAGTGGATTTGGGATGGTGGCATTCTTCGTGAGACACTTGCTGAGCAAACTCAAAGAAGAATTAACATCTTAGTAGATCAAAGAAGACTTGAAGAGCATAAATTAAATCTCTTCAATGAATTTCTTTTAAATCTATAAATTATAAATAAATATAGATTATAACACAATCAATCTAAAATGTCCGTTGGTAGAAATTTACAAGAAATGGAAAACGTAGTAACCAAAGGAGCTGCACCTGCTGAGCCAATGCACACTATTGCACAGAATGCCTCTGGAGTAATGATTCCTGGGCAAACTGGCGCTTGGGAGGATTTAGGCGGCCCTACTCCAGAAAATTATCGTCCAGACGATGATTCTGCAACACTTAAAACTCCTGGAGCAACTCTTGCTCAAGTAAAAAATGTAGTCAACGCTAAAGCAGCATCTGCAGAACCTATGCCAACAATGGCAAAAGAAGAGACTGAAGAGGAAGAAGATCTCGTCGATGAAGAAGAACTCGACGAAGATGAAGAAGTAGTTGCCGAAGCTAAGCACGGTAAGAAAGGTAAGAAAGAAGAAGAAAAAGAAGAAGAGGAAGATGAGGAAGAGGAAGATGAAGATGAAATGAAAGAAGAGTTTGACATTGAAGAAGATGTCAATGCTCTCCTTGAAGGTGAAGAACTTTCTGAGGAGTTCCAAGAAAAGGCACGTACTATTTTCGAAGCAGCAATTCGCTCAAAAGTTTCTGAAATCAAAGAAGAACTTCAGCAAACTTACGAAAATGCACTTATCGAAGAAGTTCAGTTTATCAAAGAAGAACTAACTGAGCGTGTAGACACTTATCTTGAGTATGTTGCCGACGAGTGGATTCAAGAGAATGCACTTTCTATTGAGCACGGTCTTAAGACCGAAATGACCGAATCATTCCTCCAAGGAATGAAGAGTCTTTTTGAAGATCATTATGTTTCAATCCCTGAAGATAGATATGATGTAATCGAGAGTATGGTAGATAAACTTGATGAAATGGAAGAAAAACTCAACGAGCAAATCGAAAGAAATATTGCTCTTAATAGAAGATTAGCAGAGTCAGTTGCTGATGTAATTTTTGCAGATGTCGCTGAGGGTCTTGCACTTTCTCAGAAGGACAAACTCGCTTCTCTTGCAGAAAATGTTGAGTTTGATAGTGAAGAAAACTATCGTGAGAAACTGGTAACTCTGAGGGAATCATATTTCCCATCAAACACTAGTACTCAAAGAGATGTAACTGAGAATTTATCAGAAGAAGTTTCCTATGATGGATCTGAACATTCTTCAGTTTCCCCAATTATGGAAGCATATCTTCAGACTCTCAGTAGAGTCGCTAACAAGTGATTTCTAAATTATAAATCAAACAAAACTTTTTAAAGAGGTAAAAATCAAATGCAGATGTACAACACCGAATATCTGCAGGAGAAGTGGGCACCGATCCTTGATTATCAAGGAATGGATCAAATCAAAGATTCACATCGTAGAGCGGTAACTGCTATCCTGCTAGAAAACCAAGAGAGAGAACTCCGTGAGGAGCGTTCTTTCCTTAGCGAAGCTTCCCCAACTAACTCCGCCGGTACTGGTGGTTTTAGCGGTAGTGCAGCTGGTTCAACAGGTTCTCCTGTTGCTGGTTTCGATCCTGTTCTGATCTCGCTGATCAGACGTTCAATGCCTAATCTGATTGCTTATGATCTCTGTGGCGTTCAACCAATGAACGGTCCTACTGGACTCATTTTCGCAATGCGTTCACGTTATCAGAATCAGAGTGGTGCTGAAACATTCTACAACGAAGTAGATTCGGCATTCTCTGGTCAGAACAACACCCGTAACCTCAGCGCAGGTTTCATTGACGGAACTGTTGGTCTTGGTACAACCGCTCAGGGCGGAACCAACCCTTCAATTCTTGATGGTTCAAACCAAGCAAACAACGCTACAACTGGTGCTAACCAGTACAACGTTGGCGAGGGTATGACCACTGGTAATGCTGAAGCACTTGGCGACGGCAACACCAACTACTTTAACGAGATGGCATTCTCGATTGAGAAGCTAACCGTTACTGCTAAGTCACGCGCTCTGAAGGCTGAATACTCGCTCGAACTAGCACAAGACCTGAAGGCAATTCATGGTCTGAATGCAGAGGCTGAGCTTGCTAACATCCTCAGCACTGAGATTCTCGCTGAAATCAACAGAGAAATCATCCGTACCGTTTATAAGGTTGCTGTTCCTGGTGCTCAGGTTAACACTGCTACCGCTGGTACTTTTGACCTCGACGTTGACTCCAACGGTCGTTGGTCGGTTGAGAAGTTCAAGGGTCTTATCTTCCAAATCGAGCGCGATGCAAACGCAATTGCACAGCAAACTCGTAGAGGAAAGGGTAACATGATCCTCTGCTCTGCTGATGTTGCTTCGGCACTCACCATGGCAGGTGTTCTTGATTACACCCCTGCACTCAACGCTAACCTTAACGTTGATGACACTGGTAACACCTTCGCTGGTGTTCTCCAAGGTAAGTACAGAGTCTACATCGACCCATATTCGGCAAACGTTGCTGCTAACCAGTTCTACGTTGTCGGTTATAAGGGTGCATCTCCTTATGATGCAGGTCTCTTCTACTGCCCATATGTACCTCTCCAGATGGTACGTGCTGTTGGTGAGCAAACCTTCCAACCAAAAATCGGATTCAAGACTCGTTATGGAATTGTTGCGAATCCATTTGCGAAGGGTGCTACTACTCCAACCGCTCCAGATAACATTGCTACCAACTCCAATGTTTACTACAGAAGAGTTAAAGTAGCTAACTTGATGTAAAATACATCAGTTATAAATTTTTGAAAGAGGGAGAAATCCCTCTTTTTTTATTATAAATAAAGGACACATACCTTTTAATTATTATCAATGGCATTTATATACAAAGCAACCAATAAAATAAATGGTAAGATGTATATTGGAAGAACATCCTATGATAAGTTATATAAAAGAATTAATGCACATATATGGTATTCTAAACATAAAAATTCAAATATACCATTCTCAAATGCTTTAAAAAAATATGGAAAAGAGAATTTTGAGTGGGAAATTTTAGAAGAATGTAAAAAAGAAGATATGGGAATTAGAGAAATACATTGGATTGGTCAATTAAATCCAGAATACAATGTAACATTGGGTGGAGATGGGGGAACTTATGGAAGACCTTGCCCAGAACACGTAAAAGAAGCAACTAGAATATCAAACAGCAGACCTGTAATAGATACTAGAACTGGAGTTGTATATAAAAGTGCAACTGAAGCATCTCAAAAACTAGGTATTTTAAGAACCAGCATTTCAAGAAGTTGTGCAAAAGACGAAACAAAAAGCAGACCCAACAGAAAACCTTGGTTTAGATATGTACATTAAAGATAAATACAAATAAAAATGTCTTGTAATTTTCCAAATCAAATTACCAACAGGAATTTTTTATCACCGGTTGGATTTAAGTTTACTCTTGCTAAAGAACCAACTGTTCCATTTTTTTGTAATGCTGCAAAAATTCCTCAAGTTACATTTGAAACTTTAAAACAACCATCTTATTTAAAAGATCTTGATATTCCAGGCGGAAAACTTGAATATGAAGATTTAACACTGAAATTTATTGTTGATGAGAACATGGAAAATTATATGGCAATTCATAACTGGTTAACTGGTTTGGGATTTCCGGAAACTACACAACAATATAAAAACTTAACAACAAACGAACAAGGTATTAGAGATTCAAAAGAAGCATTTAGTGATGGAAGTTTATATGTATTGAACAGTAGTTATAATACGATTGCAATCATAAAATTTAAAGATCTTTTTCCATTTTCACTTTCATCACTAGAATTTGATTCTACAAAGACGGATATCCAGTACTTTACAGCAGATGTTTCTTTCAAGTATACTGTATATAATATCTTGAATACCAATGGCGAACCCTTATGAATCTTGATGAAATCCAGGAAATGTGGCAGAGGGATTCTGTCATTGATCCTGATAATTTACATGATGAATCTTTAAAAATTCCTCAACTTCACGCAAAGTATTATACCATTTATAATACAATTACCCTACTTAGAGAAAAGGCAAGAGAAACGTACAATAGAGTAAAATTAGAGCGTCATAACTACTACACAGGAAAGGCACCAGCAGAGGTTTATGTAGAAGAACCATTTCCGTATAAAGTAAGAGACAAAGAAGCGTTACAGAGGCATATGGAAGCGGATGAGAGATTGAATAAAATTGATCTTAAGATCCGATATTATGACATTATGCTCAAGTTTCTTGAGGAAGTAATTAAAATGATTTCTAATCGCAATTATTCTATCAAGAACGCAATAGATTGGAATCGGTTCCAAGCAGGGTTTAATTAATAGAAATAAATATTCATAACTGATATGTTATGAATGTCACATTTGATTATCTCAAAAAAGAATGAGGTATATCTTCAAGTTGAAGCAGAACCACACATCTATTATGAGTTAAGAGATGCATTTCAATTTGAAGTCCCAAATGCTAAGTTTGCCCCTGCTTATCGAAATAAGTATTGGGATGGATTTATATACCTATTCAATGTAAACACGAAAGAAATATACATTGGTTTATTAGACAAACTCATAAGATTCTGCGAACAACACGAATACACTTATGAGTTTAGAGACAATAAGTATTATGGTCTTCCTTTTGAGGTGAATGAAAACATCTCAAAGGAAGGTGTGAAAGATTATATGCATTCTATCTGCAAGTATGCTCCCCGTGATTACCAAGTTGAGGGAGTATACGACGCATTAAGACATAATAGAAAGTTGTTGATATCTCCAACTGCTTCTGGAAAGTCGTTGATGATATACTCGATTGTGAGATATTACGTTGAGAAAGGACAAAATATTCTCGTAGTTGTCCCAACGACATCCCTTGTAGAGCAGATGTATAAAGATTTTGAAGATTACGGGTTTGATGTGGGATCATACTGCCACAAGATTTATGCTGGGAAAGAAAGAGAAACGGATTCTCAGGTGATTATCACAACCTGGCAGTCCATCTACAAACTCCCCCGTCAATATTTTTCAAGATTTAATGTGGTCGTAGGAGATGAAGCGCACCAGTTTAAATCGAAGTCATTAGTATCTATAATGACAAAACTTTCTGATGCCAAATATCGTTTTGGATTTACAGGAACTCTAGATGGAACACAAACTCACAAATGGGTTTTAGAAGGTTTATTTGGCCCGTCATATAAAATCATCAAAACTGATGAGTTGATGAAGAAAGGTCATGTTGCCAAACTTTATATTAATATTCTTCTACTGAAACACCCACCGAATCGTTTTGAGAATTTTGAGGAAGAAGTTCAGTATATTATTAACCATGAAAAGAGAAACAAGTTTATCAAGAATCTTGCTATAGATCTTAAAGGAAACACTTTGATTCTCTTTGCGAGGGTTGAAGGTCACGGACAACCTTTGTATGAACTCATAAATAAGAGTATCGGTGAGGATCGTCATGTATTCTTCGTACATGGTGGTGTTGATACTGAAAATCGTGAAAAAGTAAGAGAGATTACTGAAAAGGAAAATAATGCGATTATTGTGGCATCATATGGAACATTTAGTACGGGCATTAACATTAAGAATTTACATAATGTTATTTTTGCTTCACCTTCGAAGTCTAGAATCCGCAATCTTCAATCAATCGGAAGAGTTTTAAGAAAAGGAAACAATAAGACAAAAGCAACTCTATATGACATTGCCGATGATATCAGTTATAAGTCAAGAAAAAATTATACCCTCAATCACTTAATCGAAAGAATCAAAGTCTATAATGAAGAAAATTTTAATTACGATATTGTAAACATACCTTTCAAGAACTAATGGGAGAAGAGTTTTACGCAATTATAAAACTAGTATCAGGTGAAGAGATTCTATCATTAGTCCTTGTGGATGAGAATGATGGAGATCCTGTATTAGTACTTCAGAATCCAGTTACAATGAAGACTTATAATAATCAGCATGGTGCATACCTTAAGGTTAAACCATGGATGGAAATGTCTGATGATGATTTCTTTATTGTAAAACTTGATAAGATTATTACAATGACTGAGACTAAAGATAAAAGACTATTAGATATCTACAACAATTACATTGAAGATGATGATAGTATTGATGTTTATAATCCTTCTGGTAAGGTAAAACCATCATCTAAGATGGGATACATCTCTTCAGTTGAAGATGCTCGCAAGAGCCTTGAAAGAATCTTTAAAGGTATTAAAGAAAGCTAAATCCTGATCTTCAACCGGGACAAAGGTAGTCTACACATATTTTCATACCTTGTCAAGCCCCTATGATTGTGGTATAATAAGCATAACCTATATTAGATAAGTCCAATGCTATGCCTAAGAAAAAGACAGAACATTATGTAAACAATAAAGAACTTTTAGAAGCGATGGTTGTATATCGTTCTAAAGTTGAAAAGTCATTCAATGAGAAATTCAATAGAAACCCCACTAAAGAAGACAGGGGCAAGCATTGGGAAGGTAAACCACCAATTCCAAATTATCTTGGGGAATGCTTTCTTAAAATTGCCACACACTTGTCATACAAACCAAACTTCGTCAACTATATGTTCCGTGAGGATATGATTTCTGACGGAATTGAAAATTGTGTTCAGTACATTCACAACTTTGACCCAGAGAAGTCTAAGAATCCTTTTGCTTATTTTACTCAGATTATTCACTACGCATTTCTGAGAAGAATCCAAAAGGAAAAGAAACAATTGGATATTAAGACAAAGATTATTGAACGCACTGGATTTGATGAGGTGATGATGGTTGACGATAGCTTGCTTTCTGGGCACAGTTCGGAGTATAATAGCATCAAAGACGCCATCCAATATCGCAATAAATGAAGGTAGCAATTATTACTGATAGTCACTACGGTGCCAAAAAAGGGTCTAAACATCTTCACGATTATTTTGAACTCTTTTACAAAAATGTATTTTTTCCTGCCCTTGAAGAAAACAATGTAGAGGCAGTCATTCATATGGGTGATGCTTTTGATAGTCGCAAGTCAATTGATTATCAAAGTCTTGAGTGGTCGAAAAGAGTTGTATTCGACCCTCTCAAAAAGTATGATGTCCATATGATTATTGGAAATCACGATACTTATTATAAGAATACCAATAGTGTAAATTCGCCCGAACTTATCCTTCAGACTTATTCTAATATAAAAACTTATAGTGACCCGACAGAAGTTAATATTGGTGGATTGAAGATTTTATTTTTACCTTGGATTAATCAAGAAAATGAAGCAAAAACTCTCAAACTTATTCAAAAGACTACTAGCAGGTGTGCGATGGGGCACCTTGAACTCCAAGGATTTAGAGTTAATCGACAACTCATCATGGAGCATGGTCTGGACAGCAAGTTATTTGAGAAGTTCGAACGGGTCTACTCGGGACACTATCACACTCGATCGAACAATGGAAAAGTCTTCTATCTAGGAAATCCTTATGAGATGTATTGGACGGATGTAAATGA